GAGAATTTAAGTGCCTGCAGCGCAGCGAAACAAGAACGCCCACGAAATTTACATCAAGTACAACGGCCCGAAGAAACCCCCCGAAGACGCTGTTTTGTTGACCGTTCGAGAAGCCGCCTACCTGCTGCGTTGCTCCACCAAAACCGTCATGGAATACGCCAGTCGCAAGAAAAACCCCGCCCCTGTCGTCTTCTTGAGCAAGCGCTTTCCCAGATTCCCCCGCGAAGCCCTCATTCGATGGGCGCAGCCGCAAACCAAAGGAAACGGACAATGTATAGCTTAACGATCGCGTTCGGAGAGACGCCCGCGATGTGGCGCTTGCTGTTCAAGACGGAAGAGGCCGCACAAAAAGCCGTCACTATCTTAGAACAAGTCGGACAAAATCCACACCCGGAAAACATCGCGGGTATGATGGACGATTTTGGACAACTGTGCGCGATAAAATGGTCTGGCATTAAAGCTTGGATGCTTGAGGACCTTGACCAATCCAAACAGGCGGGTGTCGAGATGATGTTGCACTCCGATCTCACGCAAGCGGACGCCAATGTTCGGGCGAGAAGCGAGCCTTCACTGCGGCAAGCCACGTCGGGTCCAAGCGTGTTCGTGCCGAATGGCGGCGGGCGATTGAACGGCTAGTCCCGCTAACGCGGGACTACTTCTTCCCGTGGCCGTGCTTGAACGATTCAATCAGCAGCTCGGGATGCTCCTTGAACAGCTTGGCCTGCTCGGCTTCGTGCTTTCTGTTCTGCGCCTTCGCTTCCGCCTTGTTGGGCAGGGCCACGTTATCGATCACGTACTCGGTCTGCACGATCCCTTTGGCGTGCGCCGCCATCACAAGCTGGGTGTTCTCGTCCGAGAAGATCGGGCTGGAGCTGTGAGAGTCCACCGTCACGCGCCAATCGTCCGGCAAGTCCGTCAACAAGAAGCTCGTCTCAGCCACATCCTTCACCGGATCGTCGGCTTTAGTCCAGTATTTGTGCGGGTCTTTAGCTTCCTTGATGGTCAGATCAAGGTCCGCACAGGCGGCGCACTGCCGCTCCACCAGCAGGGCGCGGTCCCGCAAGGTGGGTGACGCCATCTTCTGAATAAGATTTGCGTGGTTGCCTGCCCGCACCCCCGACTCCCCTTGTCCCTGCATGATCTTCGGAAAGCCCGCCATCTCATTGATCTGATTGATCAGGAACGTGACGATCTCCATAGCTTCAGCAGGGATGCCCGGCGTCAAATCCTCCACCTTGCCGGACTGCCCGAGGTTGACATACCCGGCTTGCCGGAACTGCGCGTACTGCTCGTCTGCGATCGTGGTGTCGCCGGAAAACGCCAAAATCTTGTCGATCTGCAGCCCGAACAGTCGCTTGATATCGTCGCAAATGCCCGACAGGAACCCCTGCGATTCGATCAAGTCGATCAGCTCGCTGCGGCCCCAAAACCAGTTCGTCACCTCGTTAGGCTGGATCTTCCGGTACGGCTGCATCCTAGGAACACCCAGCAGGTTCGCCTTCTTGTGGATCGGCGCGATCAGGATGTCGGGCTCGACGATCTGGATGGTCGTATAGTCGTCCTCATCCTTCACCCATAACTCGTGAAACTCCACCGTCTCAGCCCCGATCACCGGCCCCATCACGGCGTAGTTCGGGTCGTTCCCGATCTGCACGATGCCGCCCGGCAACGTGTTCTGATTCACACCAGTCTGAAGCTGCGAGGTGGACAGCACCTGATGAAACATGCTGGCTGGGTCGGATACGACCGAGCCCTTACGGGAATGTGTTTTGATCCGATCGTAGAGCTTCTTCTTGTCATCCAGATGCCAGATGCGCCGCCATATCTCGGGCATGGTCAACACGGAGGTCTCGCATAGCACCTCCTGCTTACTGATGTCGTTTTCATCCTCGCGGTAGACGCCGAAATTCCAGGGCATCACCAGCTTGCGCTCGTAGCTCACCTTCTCGTTCTTCGGGTCGCCGCTCACCTCGGGCCACTGCTTGAGGATGGACACGCCATACTTGAGGGAGTCGAACACGCCTCGGCCGAACGTCACGTCGGTATCGCCCAGCTCCCAATTTCGGGTGAGATGGTTCCCGACGATCTTGGCCTTCTCCAGGAAGTGCGCCGGAACCGGCTTCTCAAAGTCGATCGAGAACTTCAGCTCCACCGGGCTGAACAAATGCGCAGCCGTGCGATCGAGGATTTTATAGAGGAGATTGATGAGCGACTTCTGCCCGTCGTAGCGCCCGGTCTCCGCTAGGATGCTCATCAGCCGGTAGTAGTTTGAGCGCGGCCCGACGCTCACCCGGCACTGCTCGATCAATTCCTTGGCAAGATCGACGATCTCGTTCTTATTGGTGGGGACGGGGATCATTTGCCAAACGCCCGCTGGATCATGCTCTGCGCTTGCATCCCCGCCCGCGGCACGATACCTCTTTGCGTATGGCCGTTGACCGTCACCTCGCCCGAAGCGACCCCGGCGCCGAACTCAGCGCCGTTGGGCTTGAACGGATCATCCAGCGATTTCATCCCAAGCCGCGCCGCCGCCGCTCGCGCCTCGGTATCCTTGGCGGCGATCTCAGTGTCCCGCCGGTCGTTGAGGTCGGTTATCTTCATCCCCGACATCTCCGATACTGGAACGCCGGCCGCTTCCGCTGCCAGTTGCGCCCTGACCTCTGATCCTCGCTCCATGTCACGATAGAGCTTGTCGTTGGCCTTGCTAGCTGCCGAGAGAAACGCCGGGAGCACGATGGCGGTAGCGTTCTCGTCGATAGAGGTGTCGAACCCGCACAAGGGGCAAGCCTTGGGGTAGCCCTGCGTGGGGTTCCACGGGAACTTGCCGTGACATTCAGGGCATTTCGCTGAGAATTTGGCCATCAATCGCTCTCTTCTAGCGCCGCGAAAGAACCATGACGCTGCTTAATAGCGCACATCGCTACGTTAATCGCTTCTTTTTTGTTACCAAAAGTACCCAAATAAACTTGGTGACCATGGTCTTTTACGAAAACGGCAAAACCGCCTTCTGGACGCGGGTACACCCACCTATGCCCGCTTACCCCTACCTTTTTCTTATAAGCATTTTGCGAGTTTTGCGCAGGAGTAGCCTCGCGTAAATTATCCCAACGATTGTCGTCCTTTATCCGGTTTTTATGATCGATTTGGTCGGTAGGCCACCTGCCCGTCATGTATAAAAAAGCTAGCCGATGCGCGTAGTAGTACCTCTGATCCACTTTGATCTGCCGGTAGCCATTTGGATTTATTTTACCGGCTACCTTTCCGTTTAAATCAGTGCGAGTTCTAAGATTCCAATAAAACAACCCGCTTCTGGAATTGTAAAATAGAACTTCAAACAGTCGCGCTTGAGTCAAATCAGCCACGTCCATATCTCCATCGTTGCCGCTGAACGTCTCGTGCGGCCGTGATGCGCTCCATCCGCTTGCCGGCGAAAAACTGGGCGAGGTTGTTCTGGTTGAAAAGCGTCACCTGGTCCACGATGCTCATCCGCTTCTTGGCCGCCTCCGAGTCGCGCGTCATCTTCCTCACAATAAGGTCGCGCCTAATTTTGGTCTCCCAATAGTACGACGCTAGCGCAATCGCCACAACCCTGTCGTCCTTCATGCTGGAAGGGGCGCCGATAGAATCCCCGTCCCGCGAGATCGACTTCATCTCCTTGATCAGCTCCATGGAGCGAACCCGGAGATTTCCGTTGGACGCGAAGTCCCGCAGGCGCTCCATGATGAGAATTTTACGCTGGGTATCCGTTTTGAAATGGTAATTGTGGCCGGTGCCGATAGCGTCCACGCGGGAGTAGATATATTGCGAGACGTTACGGAATATATCGCGCAAGCCCTTGGCGTCGAGCTTCTCGAACTGATAACCATTCTCTATTTGAAACTTCAGGTCTTTGAGGGAGTTTAAGACGGCTTGTCCAGGGCCGTTAAGTTCGAGGATGTAGCGGACTTGTCCGCGACCAGCACCATACCACCCGAGGAGAGATGCGATGGCCCACGAAAGCTGGCGAGTCGTAACGAGTGGCCAAGCATATTCGGCCACTTGGTCGATCCCATCAGCGTAGCATCGAAGCACCTCGATGGAACTTCTACAGTTGTGCTCATTCTCCCCATAGGCAGGATCAATTCCAATAACATACACGCCATCGTGGTCAGGCTCCTCCCATACTTTCAGCTCCACCGACTTCACGTTGTCAGCCTTATAGATGCGCATGTCGGCAAACTCGGCGCCGCAGTGATACATATAGGTCTGAAAATCGTCACTGACGTGTTTGTTAGTCAGGTCAGTGAGATTCTCGGACGCGAAGAAGGCGGAACCCGTCATTTGCCATGCGTCGTCAGCCGTCCAGGGTTGTTCTTGGACCCGCGTAGGATTGCCTTCAAATTGCGGATCGGCGTCGCCTTGCGACTTGCTTGCAGGATCCATCTTGCGGCGGATCCATGCAAGTTGCTCCACCGTTATGTCGTAATCGTATAGTTCCTTAACCTCCGCGATTTTCTTCGCTTCTTTTTCAGTAGGAGGAAATGTTCCATACAAAGCAAAATCAGGATGATCCTGATCTATTTTCTGTGAAGATTTACTCCACCACCCCAGAAACAAAACCGCGCAGTGCGCGCTATCCTCAACCGCCTGTTCCCAAATCAAATTCCACTGATTGTACCCGCGAGCAGTAGATTCGTAGATGTAAAGCCGATCAGGATTTATTTCTGACAGGGAATTTTCAAACGCTTCAAGCCCCTCTTCATTATCGTAGGAGCACAACTCGGATAGCAACGCTAACGAAAGCCCCATAGAACGTCCGAGCGTGCCGCTGGTCTTGCTCTTGCGAACGCCGGCCGAAAAGAACAGGACTTTTGAATCGTTCTTGAGCGTCAACCCAGCTCGGTTGTTTCCGGTGATCTCGGGAAATTTCAAAGCAGGCGGCAAATCTTCAATCATCGTTTCCAAATCCGCACGCGCCTCCGTGCGATTTTGGTCGGTATCGAACACGATAGCCCCTTTAATGCCGGGGTGGACCCCCAACAAAAAAATAGCCAGCGCTCGGGCGATCGTCGAAAGGCCGAGCTGCCGAGATTTCAAAACGTAGATTTTATGGATGTCGTCTTCAAGCGCATCAAAAACAGTCGTGATAAAAAGGCGCTGCCCGTAGAACAAATGCTCGCCGAGACATATGCGGCCCAGATCCTTGCTGTTCACATAGCACTGATCAAGATACTGGTAGAACGCTCGTTCCACCTTTTCGCGCTTGGAATGAGACCAACCTGCCGTGCCGGTAGTCTACCCCGCTAGCGCGGGGCAAGCAACTGCTGCCGGATCGATGTGTTTCCCCACAATGCCCCGGTCAAGCAGCACCTGCCCCGCGCCAGCGGGGGTTAAACGACCGTCGTGTTGATGACGACGGAGCCGAGGGTCTGCGGTACGGCTTGCACCGTGACCGCCACCAACGCTTTGAAAACCGTGCCGCCGAAAGTAACCGAAAGATCGATCTCGTCACTGCCCGCCGCTACCGCGGTCGCGACCGCGGTGAGGCCATCGGGTGCCGCTACCAGCGTCTCGCTGGCCGGCGCGGTATTGGACCAGGATGGCGGGGCGTCCGGGGTCGGCTTAGTCAGCATCGGGTTGCCGTTCTGATCGAGAAACCCGATGCTGCAATTGATCTTGTGGCCTACTGTGACGGTTACCATAAGGTGTGTCCTTTCGCGCGGTTCGAGGATGATTCCAACGTCATTGATAAATAGCACAACTCGCGTCCGATGGCGATGCCTAAAAAAGTCAAAGTCCCACGGGGCTCTGTGATACCTCCGCCCCAGCGAGTCGAGGCCAAAGTCGCTCATCGTCCACCGAACCCCTGCTGTCTCCGCTTCTCTGCCTCTGCGCTCGCCAGCAGGATGTCGATCTTGGTGCGGATGGTGCTCCAGAACATCGCCAAGTCCGAGTTGGGATCAAGCATCAGCATCTCAATCGCCGAGCCGGTGCCAGGAGGAACAATCACCACCGCGCCGCCGAACGGCTGGGCGGCGTTCTGCGTGATGCGATCGGCCATCGCGGTGAAGCGGTCGGCGGCGGTATTGTCGCGCGGTTCGACGAGAGGTTGGTTCACTAGATATACCTGTGTTTGTAGTTCGGCTTGATCTCGCTATGAATCATCTGCCCCACCGAAGGCGCGTTGGCAAGCTGGTGGGCGGTCTGCTCGTCAACGCCCTCGTAGGCGGACATGCGGCCGTTTTCCCACGTGATTATCAGCTCCTGCTTATCGGAGTCATAGCCGACGCTGCTGACGTGAGAACTGTGGACGAACTTGCTCCAGCTCATGACCACGAACCTCCCGACGACCTGATAATATTGTGAACCTGAAATACAAACGGTCCTAAATATAGGTAGGCAGTATAAACTGGAACCGTAGCAGTGGCAAAACCTACCGCCCAAACAAGCGGAAAAAATGAAACCGCGTAGTGACGATTTAACCCCATTACTGAAAATTGTAAGCCGACACCGCGAATCATTTCGCCTTCTCCACCATCATGTCATGAAGAATCGGCAACAAGATATCGTCGCGATCTTCTATTGTTTCGTCCGAGAAGGCAAGCATAGGGATCTTCAAAAGCTGCGGCTTCTTGGGATCATAGTAGATGTTGTCCGGCGGGACCCGATAGATCAGCACTCGCCTGCGATCCCGCTGATGCTCTCCCAGGCTATAGAACTCACCCTTCATCTCGTCCCCGAAGGGGCTGCGGATATGCGCCTGCCGGTCGGGGTGATCAAAGAAGAACCCCACGTCCTGCTTGTCGATCCATGCCTTCGGCAGGCTGACTTCGACCCCGGGCCTACCCATGGCTGTCTCCAGGCAAGCCACGGAGAAGCTCCAGCGCTCGCCGCAGGATGATGCCAGACCACTTCTCGGCGGCAACTTCCGGAGTATCCCCCGTCACCCTGTTGGAAGCTTGCGCCGCCTTCGCTAGCAGTTGCGCGGCTTGCTCGGCAAAGTCGCGAATAGCCTTTTGCGTCGCGCCGATCTTGGAGCCCGTCTCGATCATCTCCTTGTAAGGGGCGTCCTCTCCCCCCATGCAGGCGGTTCTATAAGGGGCGTACTCTGCCTCCTTACACGCCGCTCTACCGGCCTCCGTAATGATGCAGTTGAAATTATCCCCGCCGCGGGATTGGAGATACCCCTTGGCAATAAGGCTCTCGGTCGGCTGCTTCCAACGGCCGATCGCTATCATGGATTCCCCAGCTTCGGCGATCATCAAGACCGTCAGCTCGTCATCGGAAAGATCGCTCATATTTTTACACTTCGAATGCCAGATAATGTCTGGTAGTAAAACTGATGCAAAAAGCCGAGAGGGGCACATTGCATTTGCCAGAGCCACAAAGCTCGCCCCGATCGTCCGTTTCCGTCCGTGAACGGATGCAGCGTTTCGTAGTCGATATGCGCCTGCCAAGGATGGTATACATCCGCTCCTTCGGCCACACGCTCCAATAGCGCATCCAAAGTCGTCCTTATCTCAGGGCAGCCTCGTGGCGGGACATGATTCCCAACTCGCACGTCGAGACCGTATTGGTCTCGGAGACGATGACCCGGAGCGATTGCTTCCACGAACGCTTCAAGGTCCGCAGTTTTTGGGAACATCACGTTAGTGAACCTGATGTGAGCCATTAATTCGTCCGCGGTGGGCTCTCGATCGATGCCCTCGATCCGATTGCTTTCGCGCACAAATTCATCGAGGTTCCATTTCATTCTCGGTCTCCGTTCATCCCGCGCTAGCTGGACCAAATGCCCGCTACATCACTCGGAGAGCTGAACAGGACGTTCCAGATATGCTCCAGCACGATCGTCTTGCGCGGCGGCACCAGCTCGGGGTAGCCGCCGTCAGGGTAGAGCATGAAGGTATCATACCCGTGCACCCGCATGTAAGCCCGCAGGCTGTCGGGCGAGCACATCATCTGCTGGAGGCCGAACTGGTTCATCTCGGCGATAATAAATGGCGGGTGCTGTACCGCCAGCACGTTGTTGCCGCCTTGCAGAACGCGCTCCTCCGCCCCCTCCACATCAATCTTGATGAGGCGTAGCGGCGACGGAGAGATGCGGTTGAGGGTGGTGGCGTCCTGCTCAATCCAGCCCTTGGTCATCTCGCGGGTTTTCGTGTTGCCCTCCCACAGGGCAGGATTCCACAAGGCGTGCCCGCCGCTGCTATCCGTGTTATGCCAGAACTTGACTCGCTCGGCTCGCGCGAACAGCGGCTGCTCCACTATGGACACGTTACTTACCGGCTTTGCCGAGCCATGCGCGGCAAGCAGCGAATTTAGAGCGAGGTTCTGTTTCAGCTTCTCCAAATTATCATTCCCCGGCTCAACCGCCACCACCTCGCCGGTCGGCCCCACAAGATGAGCCGCCAGCAACGTAAAGAACCCAACGCAGGCTCCCACATCCACCGCTTTGTCGCCGGGACGAAGCGCCCGCATCATGACCCACGCCACCTCGGGCTCGTAGCACGCCTGCTTACTGCAGCAGTCGATGATGTACTGGTCCGACACGAAGTCGGGATCGAGCAGCATCTTGAAGGTAACGGCTTGTCCCGCGCTAGCGGGATTGCGGAGGGATATGGTTTGTTCGGTCATATGATCCACCGGCACTGTTCCCAAAACCGAATCCAACTAGAGCGGGGTATATGAACTGGCCGTGGAACTTCCACCCCACAAACCGTCACTGAATCTAGGCGCGACAGAATATCCGGTCCCGAATAGGTCAC